AGGCAGCGATGGAATTGCAGGGTATAAATAGACCTGACATATACTCAAACACACTACTACTAGCAGATACAGTAGAAGACTATGAGATACAAGATGGACTAAATCTACTACCAGTTCAATATAAGAGTCCAGATAAAGAACTTGCTAAGATTGCCTTAGAGGGCTTACAGTTAAAGGGTTTGTCAGAAAATAAAGAATATCTAGATAGGCTAGAAGAAGAACTTAAAATTATTAAGGATAAGAAGTTTGCTCCTTATTTCCTTGTTGTTCAAAGCATGATTGCTTGGGCTAAGAAGGAAGGCATTATGGTAGGTCCAGGTCGTGGTTCTGCTGCAGGATCTTTGGTTTGTTATTCACTTGGTATTACAGACATTGATCCAATTAAGTACGGATTACTGTTCTTCCGATTTATTAATCCAGAACGTAATGACTTTCCTGATATTGATACAGACATTCAAGATAACAGACGTGATGAAGTTAAAGATTATTTAGTTAGACAATATAGACATGTTGCATCTATTGCTACATTCTTACAATTTAAAGACAAGGGTGTTGTGCGAGATGTAGCCAGAGTTCTAGATATTCCTTTAACAGATGTAAACAAAGTTTTAAAGTTAGTAGATACTTGGGACGAATACTGTTCATCAAAGACTACTGCTTGGTTTAGAGAAAAATATCCAGAGGTGGAGGTTTATGGTGAACAATTACGTGGTCGTATTCGTGGTACTGGTATACACGCTGCTGGTGTGGTCACTAGCAAAGATCCGATTTTTAGGTTTGCTCCGATGGAAACGAGATCTTCTCCTGGGTCTGATGAACGTATACCTGTGGTTGGTGTCGACATGGAAGAGGCTGAACGCATCGGCCTTATAAAAATTGATGCACTTGGTCTTAAAACATTAAGCGTTATTCAAGATGCAGTTGCTATGATTAAAGAGAATCACTATAAAGATATTGACTTAGACTCTCTTGATCTTGCAGATGCAAAAGTTTATGAGATGCTTTCTGACGGATACACAAAGGGTGTATTTCAGTGTGAAGCAACACCATATACAAACCTTCTAGTTAAGATGGGTGTTAAAAACTTTAACGAACTTGCTGCATCAAATGCACTTGTTCGTCCTGGTGCTATGAATACTATTGGCAAAGATTATATTGCTCGTAAACACGGAAAACAAAATGTATCTTATACGCACCAAATTATGAAAGAATTTACGGAGGATACTTATGGCTGTGTTCTTTACCAAGAGCAAGTTATGCAAGCATGTGTACACCTTGGACAAATGTCCATGTCGGAAGCAGATAAAGTTAGAAAGATCATTGGAAAGAAAAAAGATGCTAAAGAGTTTGACATATACAAAGAACAATTTGTCAAAGGTGCTTCTGCCTATATTGCTCCCAATCAGGCTCTTGATCTATGGCATGACTTTGAAGCACATGCGGGATACTCGTTCAACAAGTCTCATGCGGTTGCTTACTCTACGCTCTCGTATTGGACGGCGTGGTTAAAGTATTACTACCCTCTTGAGTTTATGTTTGCATTGCTTAAGAATGAAAAAGATAAAGATGGTCGTACAGAATACCTAATTGAGGCAAAGCGTATGGGGATTTCAATTAAACTTCCTCACATCAATGACTCTGATTTTGATTTTAAAATTGAGGGTAAGGGTATAAGGTTTGGTCTAACTGGTATTAAGTTTATATCAACTAACATTGCAGAAAAGTATATTGCTGCTAGACCATTTAAGTCATATAAAGAACTTGAAGAGTTTACATTTACAAAAGGTAATGGTGTAAATAGCCGTGCACTCAATGCTTTGCGTGTAATTGGTGCTGCAACATTTGCAGATCAGCCAAGAAACGATGCTGAGATTAAGGAAAATCTTTATGAGTTCTTGAATCTTCCAGAGTTTAACATTACTATACCTTCACATTATTATGCTTTTATACAAGATGTTGATTCTTTTGAAGAAAAGGGTTCATTCATTTTAATGGGAATGGTTAAAGCCATTAAGCGTGGCACTGGATGGTCAAGAGTAGAGTTGCTAGATAAGACTGGATCAGTTGGAATTTTTGATGAAGAACAAACAATCATTGAAACAGGAAAGACATATCTAATTCTTGCTACAGACAATAGGATTGTATCTGCTATTCCAGTTGATGAGATTAAAGGTTCTCCAAACGCTTTAGTAAAGTTTTTAAGTTATAAGCAATTGCCATATTCTGAAGATGAGTTATTTGTTGTTTCTTTTAAACCAAGAATGACAAAGGCTGGTAAGAAGATGGCTTCATTAACTTTAGCAGATACAAGTAGAGAACTTCACTCTGTGACTGTATTTCCTACTGCATTTCCCAGAGCATACATGCATATTGAAGAAGGTAAGGCTTATAAGTTTAGTTTTGGTAAAACAAAAGACGGAACAGTAACATTGGAGGATGTACATGTCAGTTAGTATAGAAGAAGCGTTATCACAACTTGATCCTAAGTTAAGGAAGAGATTGGGTAGTGGAGTAGGAATCAACTACGAGTATCAACCTACCCCTAGTTATGGATTAAACCGTGCTCTAGGAGGAGGACTCCCGTATGGCAGACAAGTTCTTATATGGGGCTCCAAATCGTCTGCAAAGTCTTCTATGTGCCTTCAGATGATTGCTCTAGCGCAAGCAGAGGGTAAACTCTGTGCATGGATAGACTCAGAAATGTCATACTCTGAAGACTGGGCTAGAACTCTTGGGGTAGATCCAGAAAAACTAATCTACTCACAAGCAAGAACTATTAGCGACATGGTAGACGTTGGTGTTGGACTTATGAACGCTGGGGTAGATTTAATCGTGGTAGACTCAATTACATCAATGCTTCCTGCAATCTATTTTGAAAAAGATACAGATGAAATGAAGCCATTAGAAAACACCAAACAGATTGGAGCCGAATCCCGTGACTTTAGTAACGCATGGAAAATGCTTAACTATGCAAACAATAAAGTTAAGCCAACTTTGCTTGTTCTTATTTCTCAGTCTCGTAACAATATCAATGCTATGTATACTAGCCAGCAGCCTTCTGGTGGTCAGGCTACTAAGTTTTATTCCTCATGTATTGTTAAACTCTTTTCTTCAGAGTCAGACAATCAAGCGATTAAAGGCAAGATTAAGGTAGGAGATAAATTAATTGAAGAAAAAATTGGAAGAAATATTAAGTGGGAACTCCAATTTTCAAAAACATCTCCAGGATTTCAATCTGGTGCCTATGACTTTTACTTTAGAGGTGACACCATTGGCATTGATGCTATTGGAGATTTAGTTGACACTGCAGAATCAGTGGGGTTAGTAAATCGTACAGGTGCATGGTATCAACTTGATGATGGTACTAAGGTACAGGGAAGAGATGGCTTTATTAATCGTGTAAAAGAAGATCTAGACTTGCAAGAAAGCCTAAGAAATAAATTAGCAAATGGTTGATAGTAATTTTACTATATTTACTGGAAAGTTTTCATGTAAGAAATGTCATGAAGAAGTTTTGTCTTTAAGACTTTGGAGTGAAACTGGTGATGCAACATGGATGTGTTCTGCAAAACATGTATCAAAAGTTGCATTGATACCATCAAAAAAGAAAAAGAAAGATTTTGTTAATGAGTGAAAGATCTGAGTCAAAGCGAATTGGGGCTAAGCAGCATAAAAATTCTGGTAGAAATACTACAAAGGGTGACGCATCTTGGAATAATTTTGTAGTAGATTTTAAGGAATGCTCTAAGTCTTTTACATTAAATCAAAGTGTCTGGGCAAAGGCTACAACTGATGCATTAAAGAAAAGCATGGATCCTGCTTTAATTATTGTCCTTGGTGAGGGTACGCAAAAGGTAAGGCTTGCTATAATAGAATTAGACATGTTAGAACAATTAATAGAGGAGAATAATAATGGAACCAACAAAGACAACACTTGAGCAGGTTAATGGATTAGCAGAAATTGCAGAGTATATGAATGATGAAGAACTTACAGTTGCTCTTACAATGATTGCTAAGATAATTATTAAACCAGACATTCCAATTCAAGTTGCAAGTCTTGAGATTGTTAGACTTCAGGCTATTGCAGCAAAGATGTCTTTAAAGGCTACATGGATGGCCAATGTTGATAAAAGTGACAGGGCAAAGAAAAATATTTACTATACCGCAGCAGAGTCAATCAATGATTTGGTATCAGCATTAAAATACATTATGCGCTAACCTGCTATACTTATATAAACAAAGGATGATAATGACTAAAAATTTACTACAACAAATAATGATTAGAGAAGTTGAAACACCAGCACAGGTAGATGCAAAAGAATTAGTTAAGATAATTGAAGCAGGATATTTAGTTGGGCGTGAGCCTAAGCATACACAGAAGAAGACCTTTGGTCCTTCTACTATTGCCTATGGCCATGGAGAGTGTCCTAGATATTGGTACCTGGCTTTTGAGGGTGCTGTATTTGAAGACAATGCTGATCCTTATGGTGTAGCAAACATGACTAATGGAACTCTTTCACATGGTCGTATTGAAACAGCATTTAAGAATTCTGGTATTTCTATTGATTCAGAGTTTAAGGTTTTTTATGATGACCCACCAATTTTTGGGTATGTGGATAACTTTATTCAATGGAAGGGCGATGAGATTGTTGTTGAAGTAAAGACAACAAATAATGAAGTCTTTGAGTACCGTAAGCGCACAGGTAAGCCTAAGATGGGTCACGTATCTCAGTTACTTATTTATATGAAGATACTAAAAAAGTCTAAGGGTGTTATTATTTATGAAAATAAAAACAATCACGAACTGCTTGTAATACCAGTAGAGGTAAACGATCACTACAGAGCCTGGATTGACATGGCTTTTCAATGGATGCGTGATGTTCGTAAAGCATGGGAAGATAAAACCCTTCCAACAAAAAACTACAGATCTAATTCAAAAATATGCAAGAACTGTCCTATTAAAAAGGCTTGCGGAGAAGCAGGGGTGGGCGTAGTAAAAATAGCATCCCTGGAGGAACTGAGTGAAGTTATGTAGCGTATGCGATACATCGTTTAAACCAACAGTAACTTATCAAATTTACTGTAGCAAGGTTTGTAGAGATATTGCAACTAGAGAAAAGATTGTAGAAAGGTACAACGTCACAAAAAGACAAAAACGAAAAGGTAAAAAGCGTTTATGTCTTGGGGGTTGTGCACAAGAACTATCTATCTATAATGACTCTGGATTTTGTTCAAATTGTAATGTTAGTGAAAAAGCAGTTGCAAAAATGTTAAAAGAATTGAAAGGTTATATTGAGTATGAGCAAGACTAAATGGGGAGCAGAAGCACAGCCAAAAACTATTTGTGCTATTGATGCCAGCACTAATAGTCTTGCCTTTGCTTTATTTGTTGGTAATGAACTTGAAAGCATTGGAAAAATTTCTTTTGAGGGAAAGAACATATACGAAAAAGTTATGGATGCTGGCAAAAAAGTAAAAGCCTTTTTTGATATTTATGGTGGTTTTGAAGCAATAGTTATTGAGCATACAGTATTTATGAATAGTCCTAAGACTGCTGCTGACCTTGCATTAGTTCAAGGGGCCATTCTTGGATCAGCAGGACAGTCTGGAACTAAAATAATTGGCAGAGTTTCTCCAATTACTTGGCAAATTTTTATGGGTAATGGAAAAATATCTAAAGAAGAACAGTTGCTAATACGATCTCAAAATCCTGGAAAGTCTGATTCATACTACAAGGCTCATGAACGTATGCTTCGTAAAGAAAGAACAATTAACTTTATTAATATTAATTATGATAGAACAATTACAGATAACGATGTTGCCGATGCTTGTGGTATAGGTCATTGGGCAATAAAAAACTGGGATAAAGCGATAGGAGATAATAAATAATGCCAGAGTTAAATGCAAACATACCACCGATTTCGTGTTATGTAAGAGGAAACTATTTAAGAAATCATCAGGATAGCCACGACAAATACTTTGAGTGCGTAGTCTTTGGTGTTTCAAGTTTAAAGTCTAGAAGTCCACTATTTCATATTTTGATGCCAGACGGTGGTCTTTGGTGGAGGCTTCCAATTTCTGCTTTCTGTACTGAGCCAGGAGTTCCTGAAGTTGATCTACACAACCTGGTGCTTTGGAATTCTTTTAGTCATCATGTTGCGGTAACAAGATTTGAAAATTTAACAAACCTTAGAATGTCTTATATAGATAGAACAAAGACAATGCATAAGGGAACCTACCTATTTACATTAGACTGGCACAATCCAGATACAAATGTTTTAGACGATGGATATTCTGAGAGTCCTGCAGACCACAAATGTGGGCATGTTATTCAAAGAGATGACGGGAATTTTGCAATTCAGCCTAATAATAGAGTCAGGGTATACGAGCCTTCTTTTACTCTAGAGAAAGAGTATTTAATTGACAGAATAATCAATGAAAAGAAGTATGACGTAGAAAATCAAGATAAATGGATTATGGAAAACTCTAATAGGTTTAACTATGATATTGACACAGAGGTTGACAAATAACATTATGCCTGCTAAACTGTATACTTCAGAAGTCTATATGCGTAAGCGGTATCTTATGGATAAGAAGACTCCAGAAGAGATTGCAAAGGAGTGCGGAGCCAGTGTTGAGACTATCTACGTGTACCTTGCCAAATTTGGATTAAGGAAGTCTAAAAGATGAAAAATAATAATGAAGAGATAAATGTTTATTGGGCACCCTGTTTTGTTTCTTCTGAAGCAAACTCTGTGGGTGATTGGTCTTTGTTGTATCCAGAACCAACAAATCTTTATTCTGATATTTTAAAGTTAAAAGTAGTAAATGATGATTCATCTAAAGGGTTTTTTTCTTGTCCAGCAATAAAGGATAACTTTAAAAGCACCTATGTATTTAAAGGTGCAATGTCCTCAGAGTATAGTTATGAATATAAAGATGAACATTTATCTATTGAACCAAAATCAAAAAATGTTCTTGGATATACTGTACAAAGAAAACCTACTCTTTCAGTCGGTCCATTAGTAAGTTTTAAGTTATCATATATTTTTTTTGCTGAAGAAGATATTGATGTTATGTTTTCTTCTCCAAATTTTCATAAACCCAAATACACAAACTATGGAACAGTAGTTCCAGGACAGTTTAATATAGGATCTTGGTTTAGATCGTATAACTTTGAAGTTCAAATGTGGAATAATAAAGGAAGTTTTATTCTAGAAGAAGATGAGCCACTATTCTATGCAAAGTTTATAACAAATAAAAAAATAAAACTTAATAGGTTTGTTCTTAATGAAAAACTTCTTAGTTATGCACAGCACTGTGCAGATTCTCCAGTAACAATAAAGTCAAATATTCCACTTACTGAAAGATATAAAAGATTTAAAGAGTCAAAAATGAATAATTTAGTTTTAAAAGAAATAAAAGAAAATTTGTGTTTGAATATAGGAGATAAGTAAATGAATAAGATAAAAAAAATTATTTTTATATTGTCATTGGCTGCAGCAGCAGGCATTACATATACTATTGTTGCATTAAAAAATATTCCAGAAAGTTTTAATTGGGAGGATGATGATGAGTGATAATCTTCACATTACTGTTGATCAGGTAAATCATCCTGCACATTACACAACAGATCCTTCTGGTGTTGAGTGTATTCAGATTACTCGTCATCGTAACTTTAATATTGGAAATGCCTTTAAGTATTTATGGAGAGCAGGCCTCAAGGATGAAGCAAAGACTATTCAAGATTTAGAAAAGGCCATCTTTTATATTAAAGATGAAATAAATAGATTAGAGGGAAAGTATGTCAAGTGAGACAGAACTTATTCAGCATCTTGATGAAATTAATCAGGTAGTAACAGAATATCTTAAGGGCAATGACCCTACAGTTATCTCTAAAGAACTAGATATTCCACGTACTCGTGTTGTGTCTTTAATTAATGAGTGGAAAGTTATGGCATCTGCAAATGATGCTATTCGTGCTCGTGCAAAAGAGGCTTTGGTTGGAGCAGATACACACTATACAAAGTTAATTACAAAAGCCTATGAAGTAATTGATGAAGCAAGTCTTTCAACAAACCTTAGTGCCAAAACTGCTGGAATTAAATTAGTATTAGATATTGAATCAAGAAGAATTGATATGCTACAAAAGGCTGGCCTTCTTGAAAATAAAGAACTTGCAGAAGAAATGATGGAAATTGAAAGACGACAAGAAGTTCTTGTTGGAATCCTAAGAGACATTGCCTCAGAGCATCCAGAAGTACGTGACATTATAATGAAGAGACTTTCTGTTATTGCAAAAGAAGGAGAAGTGATTACTGTTGTCCACGATGTTCAATGATTTTCTTGAAGT